CATAGAACTCCTGAGCAGGGATAGAGCTAAGGAATTTATCTGATGGTGCTGTTAGGTAGTAGTCAGTGAATAGGTAGCTAGGCCATTGAGTCCAAGGAATAGCACCATTGAATACATAGTTGTTTAGCTTAGTTATGATGTCTCTTGTCACTGTTCTCCTACCATCGGCATAGGTGATGCTTCCATCAATCAATGGATTGGTTACCAATGACCATGCACTATTAACAACTAAGAAACCCACCCCCACAGATAGCACAGTGAAGAGACCCTCAAGGCTTGGGTTAGCTACACCACCATCTACCTGAGCAATGACTATCTGGTCACCTGCTACAAAGCTGTTGGTTACGTTAATCTGTACGTTGCCTCCGTTGTTGGTCAGTGAGGCTGTGTATGCCAATGTAGTGATGTACTCCTCACCTACCTTGACATCATACTTGTAGTGGCTGTTGGGTGCATCATACACCGTGGTGTTGAATGGGAATAGGTCAAATGATACCTTAGACTGCAAGAGCTTGCTGAGGTCAATCTCCCCGTAAAATGTTGAGGCATTAGGTAGCACCCTGTACTCTGCTATCTTGTTAAGTGTACCGGACTCATAGATGTCAAAAATAAACTTGAACCCTGCTAGGGCTGAGTTAGTACTCGCGTAATAAAACTTAACAGGGTTGTACGCAGGTGTTAATACCTGTGGTACAGCTATTGTAAACATTGCCATACCTATATTATTCTATCCAGGTGTTTTGTTTCTAAAAGGCATAGTAACTATCATCGGTGTAGTACTCCTGTCTGATGTGAGTAGTGGCATACCTGATGGCATCCATTGCATCATCCCACATCTTGACCGGCTCATCAGTGATCATGTCTCCTACTTTCTTCCACTTGTAGTTTTCGTATTCTTTCCTTATAGCCTTATCATCTTGGCACAACACTCCAAAGGTCTTGATGTTGTCGATACCTTTCTTCACCACCTTGTTAGCATTCTGCACATCATAGCCTGCATTGTTCAGCTCTGCTATTATTTCAGGCCGTGCATAGTCAGCTACGATGGTTACAGTCTTTTCAACGTTGAAACTTTGCATC